AGTCCCATGCCTTCCCCATGAACGACAGCCCATAGGGCGGATCGGTCACGACGGCATCGACGGAGGCGTCGGGCATGGTGCGCAACACCTCCAAGCAATCGCCCAGCCGTAGGTCTGCTGTTGTCATCCCCTCCGCTGCCGCAGGGCTGCCAAGTCGAGCGCGGCCCGCCATGTTTCGTAGTCCCCATAGCGGCTGCTGGGGCTCCACTGCTGCCGCCAGCGGCGCAGGGCGCACATGGCGACGTTGTCCCATTGGTCGGGGGTCATGATGCCCTCCGCCGACGGCGTACCCAGCGGACCAGGCGCACCGCGACCACCAGGGGCCAGAGGGCGCCGGCGAGTAGGGCGGCGGCCCATTCCTCCCAGTGGTTGGCCTGCTCGGGCCTGGCGACGGCCATGGCGGTGAACAGGCCAGCCCAGGAGTACAGACAGATCAGCTCAAGCATCGGTCGCCTCGGGCTGGGGGATGGAGCGGATCTGGCTCCAGTCATTCAGCCGTGAGCCTGAACCTGTTAGCCGCCGGTGCATAGTGCCGTCGTCGCACAGGCAGTAGAGCCAGTCCTCTACGTTCCTTTTGTCGGGGACGACAGCAATCTGCACGACTTTGCGTGTGGCAGGGGCGGGAGCAGGGGCAGTCCCGGCGGCATCCTCGGCGTGCGGAGACCACCACGGCTGGCCGAGAACAACGATTGAGTGGTGTGCATACACGCCGCCATCTTCCGGCGTGTCGTCCGGCTTCCGCTTTACTAACACGTTCCCATCGCTGTCCGCATCCTCCTCCGTCGGCAGGCGGTTTGTGATCCATTCGCTCATGGTGGTGGGGAAGCTCAACGCCACCGAACCATAAGCACGCCCCACCGCCTCAGCTCTATCCCTGTGCCAGCCGCTGAACCGTCACACCGCCACGGCCCGTAGTTCCACCGTGATGTTCACCCGCCCGATCAGCTCCCGCGGTTCGGCCTTCTGCGGCGGCCGGTCCGGGATGAACCGCCACTGCAGCCCCGGCAGCTCCGGCGCCGCCCGGGGCGCCCACACTTCCGCCGGCAGCAGCAGTTCCTCCATCCCGCCGCCGCTCGCCAGCCATGCCGCTTCGATCGCGGTCCAGTCGGCCACCGGCCGGGCGTCGAACCGCAGGGCCAGGGCGGCATCCACCGCCAGGCTGCCGCGGCGTCGCCGAAACGTCAGTCCCGATTCGCTGCGGGTCTCGGTCACCGGCACCGACGGCGGGGTGAACTGCCGGTCTGCCGGGCGGATCGCAGGGAATGCCACGCTCATGAGATCACCACCTGCTGCAGGTCCGACTTGCCCAGTCTGGTCACCCGATACGACCCGCTGGCGGTGCCAGACAGCGCCAGCAACGCACCCCCAGGCTCTGATGCCACCGTGAACTCATCGGTCGTCAACCCGCCGCTGCGCACCCAGTAGGTGGTCTGCTGCAGCAGCCCCGTCGGCAGGTCGCCGCTCGTCGCGGTGAACGTCACCTGATCGCCCGCCGCGAACCCATGGGCCGTCGCCGTTGCCGTGTCCGTCGCCAGGTTGAACGTCACCGCCTTGTCGACGATGCGATCGGTCGCCACGTAGCTGGTCACCCGGCACTCGATCTGGTAGGTGCCGACGCCGGTGAACGTCGCCGTCGCGCTCGCGGTGCTGGTGGAGATCCAGTCGACCGTCCCGCCCGCCGGAATCACCGGGGCCGTCCAGCTGTAGACCAGGTCGGTCGCCGTGCCGCTGATCCCAGCGGTCGATGTGATCGTCGCCGGGCTGGTGCCGGTCGTGCTGCCGGTGATCGTCACGGTCCCGATCGTGGTGCTCGTCGGCGCGGCCACCGCCAGAATCGGGTGCGTGTCGGTGATCGTCACCCCGCCTCGCGTCACAGCGCAGCTGGCGGTCTTGCTGCCGCTGCTGGTCGCCGTGATCGTCGTTGCTGCCGCCGTCGGCGTGCCGAACGTCAGGCCCGCACCGGTCCAGCTGTAGGTGAAGCCCGTCCCGGTCCCGGACACCACCGCCGCATAGCTGCCGGCCACATTCACGGTCAGGGTCGAGGGCCCGGTGATCGTGACGCCAGTGAAGCTCGCGGTGATCGTCCCCGGCGCATCGGTCGAACCGATCGCGCCCTCGATGACCCAGTTCTGCGCCACGTCGAACCCGTCGGAGATCAGCGACAGGCCATCGTCATCGGTTGGCCAGTGCAGGGCCGTCACCGCGATGTTTCCGGCATCGTTGAACGCCATGGACTGGACCTTGTAGGTCATCTCCGTCGCGTTGCGCTCCGCCAGGCAGAACACCACCTGGCCCTGGTTCACGGCGCGGCCGCCGAGGATGACCAGCCCCACCTCCTGGGTCTGGCTGCTGCCATTCCACAGCAGCGCGTCATAGGTGCCGTCGGCGATCGGTTCGCTGCTGACGATCGTGCCGTCCGCCAGGATGGCGCCGTTGCGGGCGGTCTCGTAGGCGACGGTCTCCATCGCCAGGCGGCAGCAGCGGCCCGGGCTCAGCGTCGCCTGCTGCGGGATCGTCTCGAACGTGACCTGGTGGGTCACCAGCCGCTTCATGCGGCACTTCAGCTTGGCCACGTCGATCGCGTGCCGCTCGCTGGTGCAGAAGTCGCTCATGTCGATCACCTCAAGCGGTGCCGTCTCGCTCACCCCGATCTCGCGGACCGTCACCTCCCTCGTCACAGGGAACAGCCCCCGGTTGCTGCCGTCGCCCTCGGCTCGTCGTTCCTCCCGCCACTTCACCGACACCCGCACCGGCTGGCGCTCGGTCTGGTCCAGGTAGCTCAGCTTGAAGCTGCCCGGCACGATGTTGCCGGCGTTGAACAGTCCCGTGATCTGCTCCGGTGCGCCGAACAGCACCGCCGGCTGCAGATAGCTCACGCCGTTGCGGGTGATCAGGTCCAGCAGAAACAGGGCCGCCGTGTCGTTGCCCCAGGTGCGGATGTTGACCGGCTTCGGCAGGGCCCCGTCCCAGAAGTAGCCGCGAGTCCGGGTCCAGTCCGTTGCACTGGCGAAACTCGCCTCGTCAACCTGCAGCGGGCTCAGGATCGATCCCACCCCATAGCGCTGGTTCAGCAGCCCAGCGGCCAGGAGTGCCGGGAATGAATGGCTGGCGTAAGGGCCGTCGTTCACGTAGACGCTCAGCTGCCCCAGCTGCTGCGCTTCGGTGCCGCTGCGGATGTTGACGCCCACCAGTGTCATGTCGGGGTAGGTCGGCGTCGTCGGTGCCGTGTCGATCACGTTGACGTAGGTGATCTCGTGCTCGGGGCTGCTGGCGCTGGTCGTGATCTCGTCGTAGACGAACTGCTCCGCCAGGCGGGCCCACTCATCCACGTAGTTCCCGCCGTCGACGTTGGGCATCCCGATCCCGCCGCGGGTGTTGACGGTGCAGGGCATCGTGAACGTGGAGGCCTGGCGCTGCACGTAGTCCCCCGCGACCCGCACGACCACCGACCCATCGCCAACGGTCTGCAGCGACGACAGCCGGGCATCAATGACGATCAGGTCACCGCTCGCCGTGCCGCTGCGCACCTCCCAGCCGCTCACCGGGTCCAGCCGGACCTCCCATCGCTGACGGGTGGGGAACTCGATCCGCAGGAAGTTGAACTGGGCCTGCTGGGTGCTGCCGCTGACGCCGAACAGCTGCGGCAGGCTGGACCAGCCGCTGGTGCTGCCGGCGATTCGGTAGCGCAGCCGCCAGAATGAGTAGCGGGTCTCGATCTGGGTAATCGTGCCCGACTGATACTGCGTCACCCGCAGGATCTGCTGGGCCAGCAGGTAGCTGAGGTTGTAGTAGTCACAGGCGCGGCCGTCCACCTCCGCGTAAGGCATGGCGTCGCGGAAGTTCATCAGGCCCGACACCCGGATCCCGACGGTGGAGCGGATGCCCAGCTCGATCACCTGCGCCGGCTGCGGAATCGCAACGGTTGCCCGGGCCATCCGCAGCACATGCGGCGCCGCGGTGCCCGACCTGGTGCCGCCGGTGCCGGGAAAGTCAGCAGCGCCGGCCTCCACCACCCGGAACGTCGCGGTCACGCTAATCCCGCCGCCGATCGGCTGCTGGTCCACGTCCGAGCGAAACACGTCATCGGACGGGCTGCGTCCTGAGCAGACGCACACCGCCGAACCGATCCGATACAGCTCCCCCACGACGATCGCGTCATCCCACGCCCGCTGGCGGCCAGCGACGGCTGAGCCGATGTCTCCCTTGCCCTCGGAGTAGTCGCCGCTGGTGAAGAATCCTCCGGCGTCGGTGCCGGCGTCGATGTGCATGTCGACCTCGTCGTCGACCAGCAGGGTGTTGTCGGTCACGCTGCTGCCGCCCCGCCGGTGGGCCATCAGGCCACAGCGGCTGGCGCTGATCGCGTCGGACTTCTCGCGCTGCGCCGTTGCGGCATTGTCCCTGCTGCAGACGATGATGCTGATCCCCTGCTCCACCAGCTTCTGATCCTTCGGCGTCTTGAGGTTCGCCTGCGTGATCGGGCGGATCTGAGGGTTCACCCGATACGCCAGGCCGTTCCCGATCGGGGCGTAGACGCCGAACGTGGTCTGGCTGCTCGGCTGGTAGCTGTAGCACGTCGCCGGCACGTATTGGTTGTTGAGGCCTCGCACCTGGAACACGTCGGCGGCGCCGGCGTTTTCGGCGTTGCCCGGATCGTTCGCCGCCAGCCGGCCTGCGATGCGATCGGTGGCGCGGATCCGGCCGCCGCCCGGGCGGTGATAGATCGTCACCCTCGAGCTGCTCTCCCCCGCGGCGCCGAGGTCGTAGGCGGACAGCAGGTTTTCGCCGAACGCGAACTGCTGGGGGTCGATGCCCGTGATCGCGGCCTCGCCGACCAGGTAGACGGCCCGGAGCATCTGCGAACCGCCGAGGCTGACCATCTGGCTCCACAACAGCGGGCAGTTGACGCGCACGCCCCCGTAGGTGATGCCGTTGATGGTCTCGCGGTGGGCCCAGACCACCGGGATCGTGGCGCCCAGTTCGACGGTGTCCTGGCTGCTGCTGATCCCCTGCTTCGGGGCGAACTCGGTTCTGGAGACCAGCTGCTGCCCCTGCTGCTGCTCCTGCCGCAACTCGCCCGGTCGCGGGGCCTGGCGCTGCTTCAGGCGCGGGCGGGGCGTCAGCAGGTATGCCGCGGCCGACAGGACGGCGGAGATGGCGAGGTTGATCAGGATTGGGACAAGGGCAACCGCCTGGGGGCCCTCCACCGGCCGCAGGCGGCTCATCCGCTCCTGCTCCGCCTGGAACTGCCGGTACTGCGCCTCGCTCAGCCCCAAGGCGGCCATGATCTGCCGGTCGACCGGCAGCAGCAGTCGGTGACGGCGTTTCCCGAGCATCAGAACCTCAGATCCGCGCTCGGGGGCAGGGCGCCGACCATCGCCTGCGTCAGCACCCGCCGGGGCCAGTCGCCGCCGATCGCATCCAGCGGGCTGCCGAGGGTCACCGACACCTGCTGCAGATCCTGCACGTAGGCGGTGATGGCGTAGGTGTCGATCATCTCGATTCCCGTTTCGTCGAGGGTGATAGGGTCCAGCCAGACGGTGTGAATCTTGGCGATCCACAGATCATCGGCCGCCTGCTTCCAGATGTTC